GGCGATACGTACGGCAAAATCACCGATTGTATGGTAATTACAATAAACCAAACAGGAAGCCGGGCCGAAGTCAACAACCGCCTGTATCTTGCGCCTGATTTACCGCGTATGATGGTTTTTTCTGATTTTAATGAAACTCATAAACAGGTAACAGCCGAAAAATGGGAAAACGAAATTAAAGCAGCGGTTAAACTTTTAAAAACTGATTTTACGCATGGATGAACTAACGTGGAATAATGCTAACAAGTGGGAGATAGCCGCAAATACTGGTAAATCTGACACCGAACCTAAATGGCATTGGGATTGTAATTTTAAGTTGGACTTTGACGGGGCTTTACTTTCGGTAAGCAGCCGGTTTTATCCACCGGGCAAACATTACGGCGATAAATGGAGCGGCGGGTTAGATATCATGTTTATGAACGAATGTTTAATTACTAAAGAGTTTGAATGTGACACGCTGGACGAACTTAAGAACCAGATTGAAGGATTTTTAAATGACTATACCGCAAAGGTTAAACAGTTAATTAAACATGGATAAGTTAGCAGATAAACTAATCAGGTACGGCACCGCTAAAAACTGGCATATTGACACGCGGCCCGGTGTGCCAAACATTTTCTACATCGAAGGCGCAAACGCAGACGGCACGCCCAATGCAGACAAGCCCGACGGCTGGAATGACCGGCGTATTGTGGTGGTATTTGATACGTTCGGTAAACCGTGGTGTTCGCTAAATGCAGCCGCTACAACGGAGCCGGGCGTATCATCTACCAATAGCAAGGCAGCGCAAAAACTGGGTGGTGTGGCACGTATTCAGTTCGGGCAATTTAGAGTGTGGAGAAACGGCTATCATAAAGGCGATAAAGCACACCGCGCATTGGTGCAGGTTTTACCGCTCGACGTACACCGTGATTTTAACCGGGATGGTAAACGAACAGGGGATAATGTCGGCCCGGCAACCGGCATTAATCAGCATGGTACAAGGCCGGGTATTAACTCGAAAAAAGTGGGCGGGTATTCCGCCGGGTGTTTAGTCGGTCAATATTGGGCTACACACCTCGATTTTATGGATATAATGGACAGTCACCCCGATTATATTGCAGACAAGAATTACCTTTACTACACCGCCGTGATAAACGGCGATGAGTTTGGAAAGTTTAAGTAATATGGAAACACATACTAAAGACATTACGGGAAGAATCATTTGCGTAGGCGACAAAGTGACCTACGATTTTCCCGACAATACATCTAATTTTGTTGTGGTTTTTGAGGATAACGCAATCCGTAAAAAATATAGGGGATGGCCTAAAACAAGTAAGCGGCCAATGTTAGAAACAGGTGACGAAGCAACCGCAATGAGGCTAAAGATAATTAAATAAAAAACATACGCGCCCGCTCCACATTTAAACCGGTGTATCACGGTGTCTGTCAACCTCAAAATAAGCAGATAACGGCAATCCGGCCCGTCCATCGCACCGGAACCCCCTGCTGAGTTAGCAATGGAACCGGGTATAATTTTTGTAGTTGCTAATTTTGGGGACACGTGCGCGGCTTCTGCGATAGTGAGCAAAAAACGTATCGAAACACACACAGACAATGGTTAAAGTGTTGCCCGTTGGAAAATCGGTAACACGTTTTAAAATGCGGTGGTGGCGAAATGGTAGACGTATCGTCGTGCGGTGTCTAATGGTATAGAAATCCATTAATCCAACATTCGGTTAAGATGGGAAGAGGCGCACACGATTAACCATGCAGGTTCGAATCCTGCCCACCGCGCAAATAAAGTTGGTTTTCATTTTGTTTTGGTGGGGCGGCGGGCGTAATGCTTGCCGCTTTTTTATTTGCATGGTTTTTGTAGGAAAGCAGTATATTTGCACGTAATTATGGCAGTTCAACACACAGACGAACAAAAATTAGAGATAGCAAAAAGGGTGTGCAACCTTTATGAATCACAGGGCGCAACCATCGAAAGTTGCTGCGAGGCGTGCGGTATAAGCGCGAGAACATTCTACTATTGGAAATCATGTTTTGCGGAAATTGCAGAAATGTATAAAAAAGCATCTGAAAAATCAGATGAAGTATTTTGGGAAGTGCTAAAGCCGAAAGTAAAACGTGCATTGGAAAGGTTAGTGGAGGGTGAAAGAAAGGTTGAGACAAAGAAAGAATTAGGTAGCGGCCCTTTGGGTGCAACTGAAAAAGAAACGGTCACAGAAAGCGAAATACTGCCAAATAGCACGGTGGCTATATTTGCCGCTAAAGGTCTTTATCCTGATAAGTTTGCAGATAGGTCGAAAGTAGAGCATAGCGGAAACATATCAAATACCCCTGATTTCTCAAAACTGACCGATGCGGAACTTGACGCATACCTAAGCCTTTGCCAAAAACTAAAGGGTGGGGATTGAACCGATATATGAAACAGCCGCGCTATCTGAAAAATGTAAGCGTTCTTTCAGGCACTTTATCCAGACGGTAAAGCCGGATTATATTTTTAACTGGCACCATTTGGAAATCATAGCCGCTTGTCAGGAATTGGCGGAAAGAAAGACGTTTACCCGATTGATATTAATGGTCCCGCCACGTCACGGAAAAAGTGAGATCGTTTCACGTTTATTCCCGGCATGGTTATTTTGCAGGAATACCAATGAGCAAATTATAACCGCGTCGTATTCGGACGGCCTTGCTTCGCAAATGAACCGGGATTGCCAAAGGATAATGAGTAGTACGGCATATGTTACGTTATTCCCAAAAGTAGCCCTGACGGATAAGCGAGAGGCGGCAACAGTGCAGAATAGCAAGCGGTTTGATATTGGCGACGGGAAGGGCTATTATATGAGCGCGGGTGTTGGCGGTGGCATAACCGGCGCGGGATGTACGGTGGGAATTATTGATGACCCGGTAAAGAACAGCGAAGAAGCAGACAGTCAAACGTACCGCGATAAAGCATGGGAATGGTACACTACCACGTTTAAAACGCGATTTGAGCCGGGATGTATTGAGGTGATATGTCAAACCCGGTGGCACGAAGATGATTTAACAGGGCGCATATTGGCCGGTATTGGTTCGGACGGCAAAACAAAGATCATTTCATTGCCCGCCATATCCGAATCGCCGGAACCACATAGGGGCGTAAATGAGGCGCTTTGGCCGGGTAAGTATGATTTACCAACATTAAGAAACACAGAAATTGAATTGGGTAGCCGCGCATGGACAGCACTTTTCCAGCAAAAACCAGCCCCGGCGGATGGCGGATTGATTAAAAAGGCATGGTTTGGGTATTACGATTTAAGGAAGTTTGAAATATTGGACACCGATAGGGTTAACTTTTACTTTGATACGGCATATACCGACAAAGAAAAGAATGACCCATGTGCCGGTATTGCATACGTTAAGCGCGGGGCTGATTATTACATTCTTGAATGTCTCGAAAAGTGGTTAGATTTTACAGAGCAGCCAAAGTGGGTACAGGATTTTACAGAGGACAACGGCTATACTAAAAAAAGCATTATCAGGGTAGAGCCAAAGGCAACCGGCAAAAGTTTGGTACAGGTGATGCGAAAGCAAACGGGGTTGAATATCAAAGAGGGGATTGTACCAAAAGAAAGTAAGACGGCGCGGGTTAATAGCGTTTCCCCGGTGGTTGAGGCGGGCCGGGTTTTACTGCCATACGGCGCGGCGTGGGTGCCGTCTTTTTTAGACCAATGCGCATCGTTCCCCAATGGCGCACATGACGACCGGATAGACTGTCTTACAGGTATGATTATTAACGAACGCCAACCGCCAAAATTTAAGCGGTCAGCACAATAAAAACACATATATTTGCAACATGGAAGAAAAACAACTTATTGACACAGAAAAAGAACTATTTTTAGCGTATGGCGCTAAGTATGGTTTTGGCCACAGTATTACCCGGCAGTTTAAAACATTCCTGATGAACACACGCGGCTCTGATGCGCGGCGTATGTTGGCCGCTGCACAGAATGACGTGCAATCAGCCGCAAAGATAGCAGCCCTACAAACGCCGGGCGTAGGGCCAAAATCAGCCCCGGCGAAATCCCTATTACAGCCACAACCACCAACGTCACCGCAACCGGCGGCATTGCCCGTACAGTTGCCAACGCCAACGCAGCCAGGGTCGGACGAAAGCGCGGCGGTTGTTGCGGGAAGTGATTGGATTGAAAGATTAACAAATGATGTTGTAGCCGGTCTTACGAATGTGCAAATAGCCGCCACTTATAGCCGTAGCGAGTTGACCGCTTTTGCCGAATCATTGCTTGTATCTGTCAGCCCTGAATTATCAGAAAAGCAGATTGTTGCAGCCATTAAAAAAGCCCTGAAAAAATGATACAGGGCCAATTAAAAAACAACAAAGGCGAAGTGCTGGCAACATTTGATGCGCCGCAAAGCCTGTATGAATTGCCGCTTAACCGCTACGTGGATTTCATTACCGAAATGGATAAACGGAACGAGGATAGTAGCAACGAAATAGCCTGTATTTCGCGGGCGGTATCTGCCTTTTTCGGCATTGATTTAGAATCGGTAATGATGGCGCAATACAGCGAAGGCGAACAGGCCGACGCGGTTACAGCGCATTTAATGGCGGTAAAGCAATTGTACGGATATGCGGCAAACCTCATTGACCGTCATTTGGGCGAAATGATGGCAACGCCAAAAATAAACATGGAATCGCAAAGTTTTGATTTTTGCGGCCAACAGTTTGTTTTACCTGCTATTGGTGTGCGGGCATTGTCGAATGGCGATATTGAAAAGATATTACCACCGTTAACCACGGTTGAATGTATCGAAGCGGCGGAGGTTCACCGGCTTACCGATGCCCTGATTACCGAAAACGGCGACCCGGACGGGAACTATATTTACGCAAAGTATCTTAAAGTTTTATCGGTATTTTCCCGGCTATCCGGCGAAAGTATGCCGTTAGATGATCGTGCGCGGGAACAGTTTATCGTTGGCCGTGCTGACTTTTTCGGTGGTAACAACCCGAATAAAGAAATTGTGAACGCTGGTATTTCTTTGGATGTTGATTTTTTTTTGACACCTTTTTCAGTACGTTACGGGAAAGCCCCCATTGTCGTTGGTTTTTTGTACCTCCGAAGCCGCGAGTTAGCATTAACAGCCCTGCTGAAGCCCAAGCCCACGCGCGGGCAGAAGCCGAAAGCAAAGCGCACGGCGAAGAAGTCTTTAAAAGGGTTGGGTGGCGAATCGTGGTCAAAAAATTACTTGAGAAAGGCTACTTTGAAACGACAGCGGGAGGCCGAACAAAATTAGAATGCGTCTACCTGTCTACGTTTGAGACAGCAGCGCGTTTACTTTCACTTGAATATGCAACACAATGATACATCCAATAATGTACGGCGATCATAAGGTGGAAAACAAAGTTGTAAAATCATACCTTTACAACTTATCCGATTTGAAGATCATTAATGGTGAGCCAAAACTAAAGCGCGTCGGCACTTATGGCGGAAAGTTTAGGAATAGGCAACCGGTTGAGGTGATCGAATACAAAGGCGTAAAAAAGAAAAAGAAATGAAAGAAGATAAACAAACGCCCGGCCTTCGCTCACAAATAGACGCCCTGCTAAAAACAAAAGAGGTTGACGATATTGTTAAACGGATTGGCGTTACTGCCTATATAAAATCGGGACATTTTTCTGAATGGCTGAAAAATAACCTTAAATTTCAGCCGTCTACATCTGTATATAGTCTTACAGAGCAAATGTTAAGCGACTACACAGAATCTTTAAAAAGGCAACACGATGGCAAAAAATAAAGGCATATTAGCCGCCAGGCATGACATATTACAGACATTACCTGCAACTACTATGTATTGCCCAAAATGCGAATATAGTTTTTTTGTTGACCCTGTTCATATTTCAAATTGTGGCTTCAAACATGCAACGTTTAGTTGCCCCTCGTGTATGGCGGACTCTTATATTTTTAAACAGAATGGCGTTTTAAAAATTGAATCTACTATGAATTTAGATGGGCCATTTGAAACAACTCCAATACAATTCGAGTCCGACAAAGGTTTTTTTAGTGATGAAGATTATGAAAAAGCCTTTGAAGCAGTATTTTGCAATCCCAATAAATTAATAGTACCAGATCAGCAAAAAAAATGACCACGTTTGACATAACCATCGAAACGCTGTATTCCATCTTACGGGATGCAGCCAAATACAGCCCGATACCTGCCAGCGGTCGGACGTGCGGGCAATTGCAAACGTTTGTTGTACGCACCACCGGCAACCCTGCCAGCCTGTCAACTACCAGCATGGGGGCGACGTATGCAGACCGCGATACGCCATACTTTTTTTCCCGCGCATGGGATAGGGCAAAACAAAACCCGAACCGCATCATTGCGGATTTCCCAGCGCTGACTGCGTTTGAGGTGCAAAACGATGTGCAGCGGGGCGCGTTTCAAAACGTGGGGAAATTATCGTATTTGGTGGAAATTGCGGTCGTTGACGTTTATAAAGATGACTGCCAAACAAAGCCGGTAAGTTGTGAAAGTAGGTCAATTAATCAGATATACCACGACACGGAGACGCTACTTTTTGCAGCCATGCAGTATTTGTCGGGGGCCGTTATTGCGTACACGGACAGGGACAGCACACACCGGATTTATAACACAGCACATCTGCAATACCTGATGGATAATGGCAGAATTGGAAGTTTTGATGTGGTAAAAGAAATTGGCGCGGCTATTACGTCGGCCAACACTTCGCTGTCTATGCGCAAAGTAGAAATGCCAGCGCAAAACCTGTACGGCACACGGGCTTTGTTTAGCTTCCCGGTGCAATTTTGCAATGATAACACATACTTAAAAACCTATCCTGATTTTGTGCCTTTGTCGCACGAAGCGGGGTGCATTGATTGCGGGTAAATGAATTATATAGCCGAATTACTACCCGCCATACGCGAAGCAATGGCCGAATATCAAACCGCTTTCAAAAAGTCTTTGGAGGCACAAGGCCACGTATTAACCGGCAAATTGCGGGACAGTATCACTTATGAAATCGAACAAAACCCGACCAACATAACCGCCACAATGTTTATTGAAGATTACGGGTTGGCGGTGGAGTTTGGCGTACCGGCTGCAAATATCCCATACGGCGGAAACAGCGGTTCGGGTGGTACATCCAAATACATACAGGGGCTAATACGGTTCTTTGAGTTGCGCGGGTTGGCAGAAAGAGAGGCGAAAGGGGCGGCATTTGCAACAGCGAACAAGCATAAAAAAGAAGGGATGCCCACACGCGCATCGTCCGCTTTTTCGCAGACGGGCAAACGAACGGAGTTTATCAAAGAGGCCATTGATAGCGAAGGGCCGCGCATAAATGCAGAATTAGAACGCAAATTTGGTGTAATTATCCAAATGCAATTTGATGATAATTTTGAAGGTTACGACAACATACGCACAGCATAATGAAAGTAATATTTGAGTTAGTAGCGAGTGACACAAATGTCGCCATTGAATTGCAGAAGCAACGCGATTTAGTGAGGCAATTGAATAAGGAATATAAGGCATCCACCGCACCGGAGGATCAGAAACGGCTCATTGGCGAACTGGCAAAGGCTAAGGTTGCAATAGGCGACTTAACCAAACAACAAAAGGCGCTCAATAATGAGTTTAAAAGCACACAGGTACCCACGGATTCGATTGCCGGGATGCGTTTGGAAATATCCCGCTTAACAGCCGAATATGTAAGCCTTACAGCCGCGCAAAGGAATAGCGAGTTTGGCGTTAATCTACAAAAAAACATTCTTGCTACCACCGAAAAAGTAAAAGGATTAGAGGCGAATTTGGGTAATTTCACCCGGAATGTGGGTAATTACCGTAAAGCATTTGCCAGTATTGGCGACCTGCTCACAGGCGGTTTAATAACCGGCGGGGCGGTTGTAGCGTTTGAGAAACTGATACAGGTAATGCAGTTGGGCATTGATGTAGCGGTGGAATATGAAAAGGCATTAGACGATCTTAGCGCCCTTACAGGGTTAACGGGTGGCGATTTAACCGCACTGGAAAACGTCGGTAAAGGACTACAAGAGATTGACATAAACGGGCAAAAGGTAATCAGTACCGGAACCGATGTATTGAACGCGCTCAAACTGGTGGGCGGTGCGCAGCCTGAATTACTGAAAGATGCCGATGCGTTAGGTCAGGTAACAGAACAGGCCATTATATTAAGCAAAGCAAGTGGTGATGATTTGGAGCCGTCCGTTAACGCGCTTACAACTGTATTGGGTCAGTTTGATTTAGCGGCGGGCGAATCAGCCAGGGTCATTAACGAACTCGCGGCGGGCGCAAAAGAAGGCTCATCTGAAATACCACAAACCACCGATGCGCTGCAAAAATTCGGTACCATTGCAAAGACGGTGAATGTAAGCACAGGCGAAAGTGTGGCGTTGATCGAACTTTTAGCAGACAGACAATTGAAGGGGGCGGAAGCGGGTACGCAGTTGCGTAATGTGTTGGTTAAAATTGCGTCTGCTGATTCGCTGCCTAAAAAGGCACAGGAAGCATTTAAAGAATTAGGTATTGATGTAAATGTACTGAAAGATAGCACTATCCCATTAGAACAGCGTTTACGGGAATTAGGCAAAGCACAGGGAGACGTTACGGCGTTGACTGAAATTTTCGGCAATGAGAATTTACAGGCGGCAACGATTATAACAGACGGATTAGGTCGGTATGTTGAGTTAACCGAAAAAGTGCAAGGCACATCAGAGGCATACACACAGGCGGCTATACGTTCGGATAACGCATCTACATCGTTTCAAAACCTGAAAAACAAGGCCGTCAACGAGTTACAGGATAGGTTTTCGACGTTAACCCCGGCGCTTAGTAGCGTTGCTGATTTCTTTGGTCGTGTTAGTGATAATGTTGGATTGGTGGATATTGCATTTGCGCAACTTACTGGGGGCGCAACCTTGGTAAGGCGGTTGTTTAAAAGTCTTGGTCTTGTATCGGACGAAACAAGCGATAAAGTAGCCACGGTAAAGGAGAGTGTTGATTTATTATTTAATCAGCCCGGCGGCGGCGATCAGTTAGCGCCCTTCCTGAATAAAAAGGCAGAAGCGGCAACGGAATTAAAAAAGGCATTTGAAGAAGCGGGCGGGAAAGACCCCGAAAAAGGTTTAGGCAAAATAAAAAAAGAAGCGCCATTGGTGGCGGGTAGTCTCGACTTCCTGCAAAAAAAGGTTGCCGACCTGAAAAGCGAACTTGAAAGCAGTAAGCCCGACCAAATACCGCGGATATTGGGTAATTTAACAGAGGCCGAAAACCAGTTAAAGGCGCTGGAAAATCAGGTAGAAATATTAAAGAATAAAGCAATTGGGCAAAATGATAAATCCACTGAGCCGCTTTCGCTTATTCCAACGCCTGAAACAGCCGAACAATTACAGCAACAGTCGGACGACGGACGGCTAAGGGCAATTAAAAAGTTTCAGGAACAAGTCACAAAAGACGATGAAAAGGCGCGGGCCGAACGGACAAAAGAGGAGTTAGAGGCGGAAACGGAAAAGGAAGAAAGTAAAAAACTGATTCGCGGCGCGGCTCTTGACGCATTAGCAAACGGCATATCTGCCATTGCAGAAAGCCAAAACGCCAAAATTGAAGAAGAAAAAAACGAGCGGATCGCGGCTATTGATGACGAATACCAAAAGCGCAAAGATGCGGCGGCTGGTAACGCGGTTGAGTTAGCAAAGATTGATAAAGAATATGAGGCAAAAAAGGCGCAAATCGAAAAGGACGCGGCCAAAGAGCGGCAACGTATTGCTATTGTGGAATCGCTTATTGCGGGCGCGTTGGCAGTTGTTAAAGCCCTTCCAAATATCCCTTTAGCCATTGCCACGGGCATAGCAGCCGCCACACAAACGGCCATTATCGCAACAAAGAAATTTGCGGTTGGTGGTTTTACTGGTAAGGGTAGCAGGTCGGATGAAACAGGCGAGCGCATGGTAAACGCGCAATTACACGAGGATGAGTATGTAGCACCCCGCGCACAGGTGCAGCAATACCCGCATCTTTTTAAATGGCTGGATCGAAACCGCCCCAAACGCGGCGCATCCACCGGTGTGGGTTATGCGGTTGGTGGATTCAGTGCAGCCCCGGCGGTTACATTTAGCACAGCACAGGCGCAAACAAATCAGGCAATCAGCCTAACAGCGGAGGCAGTAATTAGCCCTAACAGCGCACAGGTATTAGCCGATACCGTAGCAAAACAAGTTTATAGCGCCATTGCGGCGGGCCTGAATGATGCAGACCGCACCAATGAACGCAAAGCAAAATTAGAAGATTTTACAAATGTATGATAACAGTAACGAGTGAACCGTATAGCGTACCTATTACCGACGCTTTAGACGACCCGAAAATGCCGCCGGTGCCTGTATCGGACTGCTTTCAATGGTGTTTACAATTAGACGATGCAGACGGCGTAACCACAGCGGGGAGTTTTGGCACGGTTGAAATAGAATTTGACAACACCCCAACAGTACCAGCCAACGGTACTGAATTTACCATTTGGGGCCGCGTATTTACTGTTAGCGATACCGTGCCATTTTCGTCTATGTCGTTTGAGGTAGACGGCGCATCTGGTTTAACCACCGCGCTAAATTTCTCCCAAATGATCCTTTCCAATATCTTTTTTAATCGGGCGGTTGATGTGGCCATTACGTCTGTATCGCCCGTTACTGTGGTGATTACGTGGAAAGAGTGCCGCGAACAGTCGAATTTTGGTAGCGCGGGTATGGTGCTGGATATATTTACTACAATGGGAGGCACTGCAACGGCAGCCAATGGCGTAAGCCCTGTTTATGTCGATGGTTTAAAGGTGGTTACACGGGCAGGATTTACGCCCGATGCAAGTATCACACTGGCAGACTATGAGCCGGTAACGGTTTTTGAAGGGATGGAACCAGATAAACTTTGTAATACGGTCGGCCCGGTGTGCGTTGATTACAGGGACGATATTACGGTGGGGCTGTATACGGTTATGCCGGAATTAGGTACTGACACTTTTGTAGAAAGCGAAGTAAATGGTAATACCATGATGCGGCCTTTGCAGTTAGAATACGGTTGGACATACCGCGAAGATTGTGTATCAAAATCCGGCACGTTTAAACGGTCTGATTTGGTTATTGCTTTAAATGCGGCGTTTGATACCAAAGACCCGTATAAGATGCGGCCATACTGGTATGACCACCCCGACGGATTCCCGCCCGATCAATCTACACAAAAGTTTTTGACTACACAGCCGTACGGGACGCGGGTATGTTTCAATTCTTATGTGTGGTTATGGATGTGCAATAATTACCAAAATACATGGGGTACGTCTTATAAATTACGGGCGCAGTATGTGGCGTACAAAAAGGACGTGGGTTATCAGACGGCGTATGTGGTGGATATAAATAACCCCGGTGCGGGTGACGGTAACAAATGGTTTCAGCCGGTTAACTTCAACGTATCGCCTCAAATCGTATTGGATAATGTGGCCGGTATCACGGAGGCAAATTTGGAGTTTTACGAAATTCAGGTGATTGTAACCGATGGCTCAAATGTTGTGCTTGCAAACGGTTCTGATTACATTCGATTTGTGCCGGAGCCGTGCGGCTGTGACACAACAGACGTGTACTTTTTAACCCCGGCGGGTGGATACAGCACCATGATTGTAGATGTGGTACGGCGGGATATTACCCCGGAAGGCAACGAGGTAAATATGTACGTACCGTGCGATTGGACATTTGATGAAAAGAACAGCAAAGGTGGCCGAACTTTAGTAAATTTGCGGGCGTTTGAAAAAATCGAAATAATCGCTAAAGGGTTGGGCAATACCGATGCAGACCGGAATTGGTTTAAGCATTTTTGTATATCACCGGTGAAATTTATTCGGGAAACGGTTGACGGCGTGGAGGTGAAACGTAAAATAATTGTAGACCCTGGTCAAATACAGATATACGAATCGGGCGGCGTTGCTACCCTTTCCGCAACCTGTTACTTTCAGGACATTCCTTTGCAAAATCCATCAAATCGGTAAATGTTATGAATTATAAAATTGCATCTTTTTATATAGCGACAGCCGTAACGCTGTTATTGTCACTACTTTCCGTAGCAACTTCAATGTTTTGTTTTGCTATGGGTTTTACAGATGGCGTATTGCCAGAACTGGCATATATAGGATTCTTTTTTTCTTGTTTATTTGGCACCTTTTGCATTTTCAGGATGTCGGCTATATTAGACAAAGAAGACCAACCGACCATATATGATAGCGTAACAAGGTTTTATTCGACGGTGCAAATAATACTTTTCATGATTTCTTTTGGATGCTTCTTTAGTATCATTA